CGGAAACAACAAAAGTTAATCGATTGGCTGTTGCTGTACAAGGTTTAAATAATGTATTTGCAACGTCTGGGAAACAGCCTGAAACTTTTGGCGGTTTTTCTAAAACTGAAACAACTGCTAAATTATTAGAACAATCACTAGAACAGCTTACATTAAAGTTGAAAGGGTTATATGACCTTTCAAAACGCGAAGATGGCAGTCAAGTTTTTGGTTCTCAACTGAGTTTGGAACTCAGTGCTGCTCAATCTCGTGTATTACAATTATCCAAACAATTTCAAAATCTAAACTCTGAAATTGCCAAAATTAGAACTGATCATATTGACGCTTCGTTAGTACAAACTGCTAAAGCGACTGAGACGTTTGAAAAATTAGCGGTTGATGGGCTGGTTCGCGTTAGATCTGGTATTTTATCATTAGGTGAATCTAAATTAACTAATCCAATCGCGACAAGCCTATCTCATTTGTTAAATGGGCTTAAAGATCCTATTAAATTAGTTAATGATCTTACCAAAGTCTATACGAAGTTTGTTACTACAGTAAAAGGGAATATTGCAACTGTTTCTATTAATGGAGTAAAAGAATCATTTAGCGATTTTTCATCTTTAATAAAAATTGTTCAGGATTATGTTAATACAATCTATTCTGTTGAAAAAGCAAATTTAGATGCAGCGTCTGCAACTGGAAAAGTTAGTAAGTCTCAAACTCAAGCTGTTCAAAGTTGGCAGGAGACTGTTACTAAGCTGAACGATTTGACGGACACTATTATCCGTAATGGAAAAGAAGTCGCTAATCAATCTACTATTTACAAAACTTGGGTAACATCTGTACAAACTGGATTTCAAGAAGCACTTAATGCCCAAGATCGTTTTATTAAATCAACATCTTCGGTTAATACATCTGTTGCTACGATTGTAAAAGAGTTCGATATTTTTGATGAAGTATTGAATAGAAATAGTAAAATTATTGATTCTGCTATTAAAAAGTTTTCGGATTTAGCCCGGACAGGCGCTGAACTACCTAAACAACTAAAAGGAATTAGTGTTAGTGATATTAAAGTAAATTCATTACAAGATTTAATTGATGGATTAAATCGATTAAAGCAAAGTGTATCGGATGCTAAGAATAATTTAATTGGATTTGCATCTAGTGCAAAATTGGTTGATACAGAATACCGACGGTTAGCTGAATCCATTGGATCAGCTCAAATTCCGACCAGTGGGATAGAAGCTGCAAAACAGTATGAAGCTGAGATTATAAAAATCTCAAGTGCTTTTAAACAAGCTGCAACTGCGGCAACTGATTTTTCTTCACTACAAAATGTTTATAGTGATTATAAAAAGAACTTACAATCTGTTTATGATGCTATTCAATCGGTGATTGAAGCTGAACGGAGGATGAGTTCTAGTCCAGTAAACCTTTCAGCATTAGAAGCAGTACGCAAACAAGTTACGGAACAGACTGCGGCTATTAATGTTGGATTGCAAAAAGGTGGTGCTTCTCTTGATATTTTGTTGCAGCAAACTGGTCGATTACAAGAATTAAAAAACCAGTTTACCCAGTTAAACGCTGCGGTTCAGAGTTCGGAACAATCATTGTCCCGTTTGGGTCAATCGGGTGTTAGTTCCGATACTCTAAAAGAAATTAAAACGGAAACCAGTCGGTTAATTGCGGAACGTCAATCTTTAATTGCGGAAGTTGCTAATGCACGGAATCGTTTGTATTCTGCTATGCAAACTGCAATTAGGACTGTTGGAACAGGTGGTGATCTTACCCAACTCCAACAAGCAGCTAAAGCTGCCGATGAAGCATTTAATTTACTGGGTCAAGATGTTAAAAACATTCCGGCCACTGTTGAAACTCTTGGTACTAAAGTAAAAGAATTAGAAACCGCAGTAGCACCTGTTATTCGGTTGAATGAAGCAATCCAACAAGCTGAAAAATCATTACAAGGTACTGCTAGTGCTACAGCTAATTTTGGCACTTCATTTGATTTTGCAATACGAACATTAGTAGATGACTTGATTAAGGCGGGTACTCAAATTGGTTTGATGCGAACCAATTTTGAAACTAAGCCTCGTGAAGTATTACAATCTTTCATGGATGATTTGCGAATTAAAGCAGATGAGTTATCTAGAGCTTATATTGAGATTACTAAGTCCATACATCTAGCTGAATCAGCCGCTCAAGCGGGTTTTTCTATTAATACAGCATCTTTAGAAGATGCTCGTAATCGCGCTGAAAGTTTAAGGATTGAATTAGAACGCACACGGGAAGCTTCAGCAACACTTCGGGAAACCATTAATAGATCTTCTCCAAGTTCTACTGTTTTAAAAGGTTATGGTGATATTGCTTCATCTATGCATGAAGCAGATGATAAAGCCGCATTTTTATCTAAAGGGTTAAAATCTTTATTTACTTTAATGCTGAATCAGAATGCTTCCAAACTAGCGGGTAGTTTGGGAGAAGTTCAAAACAAAACTGATTTAGTTGCTTCGGCTGTCCGTAAACTAGAAAATGATCTAGTTGGCAGCATGAGAAATATGGAAATGATGACGATGGGCTTGCAGATGTTAGGGCAAGCAATGATTGAGCCGTTTAAAAAAGGATTGGAAGCTTTTGGTAAATTAGAAGATACTTTAACGTTTATTAGAGGAGCTACAGGGGAAACTGAAGCTTCTATTGAAAATCTTGGAAAAACGACAGAAACGATTGGTAGTACAACTCGTTATGGTGCTGAACAAGCAGCAGATGGCTTTAAACAACTTGCATTAGCTGGTTATGATGTTGAACAACAGATAACAGCTTTACCTACTGTACTACAACTTGCAACCGCCGCCGAAACCAATTTAGGTTCCGCGACTAATACTGTTGTACAGTTGATGTCTAGTCAGAGACTAGCTGTAGAAGATGTTGGAAAAGCATCTGATATTTTGTCGATGGCGGCTATTCGCACAACGGCAACGCTGGAAGATATGGGAACTTCGTTTAAATACGTAGGTTCCATTGCTGGGACGATGCAAAATGACATTACAGATACTGCGGCAGCCGTTGCTTTACTCCACAATGCCGGTTTAAGAGGTAGTTTAGCGGGTACAGCCTTACGTGGTTCATTTCAAGCGTTATTGAATCCCACTAAAGAAGAATCACGAGTCATGGAAGAACTCAGCCGCCGAATCGGTGGTGCTGGGTTACAGATTACTGATTCTAAAGGTAAGTTTGTTGGTTTTGTGAGTTTGTTACAGCAATTTGAAGAAGCGGGTGTTCAAACTAATGAAGTATTAGAACTATTTGGTCAGCGTGCCGGTCCTGGTATGGCTGCACTATTGCAAATTGGTTCTGATAAATTAAAAGAATTAGAATCCGATTTAAGTGGTGCTGAAGGATCTACTGCCCGTTTAGCTGCAATGATGGAAAAGACATTTGCAGGACGGATGCAAATTCTAAGCAACAGTTTAGGGGTATTAGGTGAGTCAATCGGCCATAGTTTAAGTATGGCCCTTAAACCTGTTGTGGAAATCGCAACTGCTTTTGTCAGTAAAATTTTAGTAATTCGTGAAGCTTTAGGACCATTAACACCTATTATTGATAATTTGGTAGCAGGCTTTGCCGTATTGGTACTGGGTATTGGTACGGTTGCATTAGCATGGTCCATGATGCTAGTGCCTGCTGCTAAGTTTGGAGCTATTTTACAAACATTATGGGTTGTGCTGACTAAGACTGCATCTGCATTGTTAGTTGTTAGAGATGCACAGATCGCAGCCGCTTTATCAGGCCAAGCTTTAGCTATTTCTCAAGCGGGAACTTGGGCGGCTGCGGTTAAAGCCGGTAGTGGTTTGGCTGGATTTGTTGCCGTGCTTCGAGCTTTGTCTTTGGCATTGGTTACGACTCCAATAGGTTTGTTTATTACTACATTAACTGCTTTATCGGGGGTGGTTTTCTATTTAGTGCAAAATATGACCACCGTAAATGCTGAATTAGATCGTCAAGCAGCTATTGCGGTTAATAGTACTAAAGAATTTGAAAACTTGGGTAAAAAGATTGAATCAGTTGGTGTAAATCTGCAAGCTATTAATAACCAAAATGTTAAATTAGATACAAGTAAACTTTTAAATTTGTCGAGTGTTCAAGAACAAACTACTAAATTTAAAAAGTTATTGGATGAGGTTGTTACTCGTTATAATGAATCATCTGATCAAGTTAAAAAAGGATTAAGTCTTGAAAAGACATTTGACACATTAACAGGGCAAGTTACTGGATTAAAGGTTATTACTGCTGAAACGGGTCAAGTCTTAACAACATTTTCTACATCAATGTTATCTAGTAAAACTGTTGCTAATGATTTAGCTCAATCAGTATCTGCATTAAATAATGCAATTACCACGTATGCGAATAAAGACGCTGCGATTGCGGCTGAAGAAAAGTTTATTAATAAGCTTCGGGAACATTTGCGAGTGGTTCAAGATACTAGCTATACAAGTAGAGCTAGTAGTCAAAAAGAATTATCGGATACTCAAGCTTACTATGCTCAATTGCTTCAATTGAAGCAAGCTTATGTAACTGCTGAAGCAGCTCTTGATGTTGCTAAGAATAGCAATGATGAGGATGCTATACAACGCGCTAGAGAAAACTTACAAAAAGTTGAGAGTTCTATTTTTAACGTAGTGCCCACTAAATTTGATTTTTCAACTTTAATTGAAACGTTAGATAGTGAGCTACAAAACTCTTTTGCTAAAACGGAATCGATAAAACAGAAAGCAGCTATATTTAGCAAGACTATTAGTTCTATTATTACGGATGCCATTGCGTCTATAAAAGTAGCTCATGGTGTAGTGGATACTGATTCTGTTATGAAGCAGATTGAAAAGGATTTGGATCAAGCTAATACACCTTATTGGTTACGCGGTTGGATGCCTAAGTTTATGCAAGGCATTTTTACTTTAAATTCCGCTGATAAATCGGCGTTACTGGCTAAAGTACACGAATCGCTACAATCTACGATGGAGCAAGTTAAAACGGAAGCAAATAAAGTTTCCGCAGAAGTAACTCTGAGTAATCAATTCTCTGCAATGCAACGTCTTGTTGCACAGATGATAAAAACATCTGATACTCAAGTCAGTGAATTGACTACCCGCATGGAAGATTTGAAAAAGGTCATGCAAATTTATAAGGATAATGCGGATGCTTTTATCAAGTATCGAGATTTAATTGCAAATGCTTCTAAAGCCAAAATGGATGTGGGCATTTCCGCGATTCAACAACAAACTGAATTTGCACTGACTCAGATTAAAGCAACTTATAGCACAACGGCGGCCTTGGGAGATTCTACATTTTCTACATTATCTGGTGCCGCGATAGGTTGGGGTAAAAACGTTAAAGCCGTCAATAAAGATGTGTTTACAACATTTGCTTCATATCAAGGTGAGCAAAAGAAAGTTGCTAATGATACTGCTAGTCAGATGTATAGTTATTATCATAATAGCTTAGAACGGCAAATTGATGATTTGACTAGAGCAACATCTAGTGTGACTGAAAATGTTTATACGATTCCAGTCCGATTAGAAGCTGAATACTCAGGATTTAATACTTCTATTAACGGTGCGGTCAAATACGGGTCTGATGCAATTCGGTATTTTGTAGCGGATGCAAAGAAGGAAACTGGAGTCTTTTTACAGTACTCGATTACGTTCGATCAAAAACTATTTGACTCGAAAGTTAGATTGGAGAATGAAAAAACTAAGATTATTACTTCGGGCCTGAATAAAGAAAAAACTGAAATTGCTGCTCATTACAATTCTATCCTACCTTTATATAAAATTGGATCAGCCGATAGAATTAAAGTGGAGCAAGAATTTGCAACAAAACGACGTGATTTGGATTTGAAAGGTATCCAATCCGTTCAGTCAGCATTAGATAGAGTAAAAGAACTTTATAAATCAAATGCTGATAAAATTAAAAAGATTGAAGAAGATAAGCAATCTTTTATTTCTCGTGCTAATGCTAAACGGGATGAGCTTGAAAATTCTGGATTGAACGATGCTCAAAAGCTTGCTAAACAGAAATTACAAATTCAGCAACTTACGGATCAAGCATCTTTAGCGTCTACGGCTGGCAATTTGGATAAAGCAAAAGCTCTTTATGAGCAAGCTATGTCTAAAATTGAAGGCTTGTCATTAGAACCTTGGGATCAACAATCTAAACAGTTTGTAACAAATAGTTTGAATACTGTTGAAAAAGGCATGGGGAGTGTTAGTGACCGGCTGAAATTAGCAGGTGATGCCCAACAAACAACTTTAGAAAAGACCGCTAAAGGTCTTGAAGATATGTTAGCTGGATTTTCAAATGATCTTTCAAATGTTGAAAAAGATTTGAAAGATTTAGCAACTAGTTTAATCCAGCTACAAAAAGATAATGCCAAAAGTATTGATCTTAAATTTGATGACGGTAATGCAATTGCCAAGCTTTCGGCAATTGCCGAAAAGAAATTAGAATTGGATCGGATGTTTGAAAAGCCTTTGTCGATTGGTTTAAATACAGATCAAGCATTGGCGGATATGGAAAAGATCCAAAATCAGCAAATTGGACTTGAAAAAGCACGAGATCAATCATCACGTAATAAGCAAGATGCTGAAAGTGCACAAAAACAATTAGATTCTGTTAATCAGTTAAAAGCCGCTTATACAGAATTGAGTAAACTTACTAATTCAATTAGTACTAACCAGTTACCAGAAGGTGTTACTGTTGGTACTACATTAAAAGACGTGACTAAAGATGGAAGTGACGGTCAAAAGCAGCTTGAAGCGATTACTCAAGCTCTTTCCGGTTATGAAAAAGGAATTAATGAGTTGATGGATACTTATTCCAAAGCTGATCTTTCTATTCCAAAACAATTTTATGATGAGTTAGATAAAGTTCGTAAAGCTCGTGATTCTTTGAGCGTTGATTCTAAAGGTAGTTTACTTATTGATAAAAGCGTGGGGGACGTTTTACAAGTTGATATAGATCGATTAACTAAGATGCGAGAGATTTTAGGTAATTTAGATACGACTAAAATTGATGGGATGGTTAATTCTTTTAACACTGTTGGAGTTAAACTTACTGAAATTGCGGCAAAAGCAGATCCTTTGCGGGATTTGAGAATTGGTGTGTCCGGTACTAAAGGTCAAGCACCTACTCAAGCATTAGTTGAAACCCGTAAAGTTTTGGAAGAAGTGGCTCCAGCTCTTAAAGAACTTACTGGATCGTCAGATCAAGTCACCGATGCGTTGAAACGGACAGGTGATGCCGCACAAATAACAACATCCGATATTAAAGATGTTAAATCAGTTGCGGAACAACCTATTAAAACGATTGATGTTTCATTACAAACGAATGCAAGTACTATTGTAAAAGAAGTGCAACAAGCAGGACCGGCAATTCAATCGGCCATGCAAAATACGATTGAACCCGTCACGATCCCTACTACAGTGCAACAACCTGATTTTGGTACAACTGTCCAACAAATTACTGAATCTAGTAAGGAATTACCAACTGTTGAAGTCAAAACTGATGTTGCTCCATTAAATCTACAAACTGATGTTGATGCACTGCAAAGTGTCCAAAAAGAGTTGGCTAATTT